TACCTTCCTAAAACTGCTGATTGGAAGAAAGACAAGAATGCCTTACACTGGAAAGAACGTACTGATTTGATTGTAAAACACAACGAACTATTTACCTTTGGTGCTGATTTCAAACCAGAACACTTTTTAGGTAACCTGGTTCAGGCCACCACTGGCGGTAAAATGGACGCCTTTATCAATGCTGATTGCCAAATAATGGAATTGGCTTACATCTTTGCCCTAATAGTGGAAAAGAAAAATAAGAAAAAGCTAGACGAGTTTATTATGGATATGTACTACTATGCTCAGAAGAAAGGTAAAATCTTTGGCTCATTTTTCGGGCCGTTTGCCAAACTCCATTAAGAACCTCTCTACTACATCTGCCCTTGTCAATGATATGGCACCTATGTGGTACCTTCTATTACCTGAGTAGTCAAGTCGTTCCATAATATCACGAACACATTTATCAGGGGTGTTATCTTTGATAAAGAACTGACTGCCTTTGGACACATCACAACCATTTACTTTACCCTCTATCTGTGCTACGGTAAAGTCATACTCTTTCTTGAGTTGTTCTAGTTCTTCATCTGTTGTCCTAGATATGTGTCGGTGTATCATATCAAACTGAGAACATCTATTCAGTTTGATTATCTTTGGTCGTATTAGGACATCCTTCTTCCATATCTGGAACACACAGTTGACAGGGTATGGTTCCCCTGTTGGGGTTACAAACTCAGTCACAGGTGTTTCATACACCAAGTGCATCTTAGGGTGAACTCTATTGATAAAGGTATACTTGGAAAAGATACTAGGCAACACCATAGCAACCACCTCACAGTGTTCAGCACACCTGTTGAGGAACTTCATTGCTAACTTACCCCTACGACCAAACGGTGGGTTACCGATGGCAATGTTATTGCCCTTAGGGAACTCCCACTCAAGGAAATCTACACCAAATAAGATATCAATGCCCTTCTTGTTAGGTGGCATTAGGTTTAGAAAGGCACCCATACCACAGGATGGTTCTATGAACAAATCAAAGTCAATACCGTATCTACGGATGACCTCATCGTACAAACGACTAGCATCTTGTGGTCGTGTGTAGTATTCTTCTTTATCTACCGTTCTAAACTTTGAAGTCGGCAAATCGGTCAACTATCTCTTCCCCTTGTCCTGTGTCTACTACATCGTCTTGGCCTGACTGTGATACATCATACAGTTTCATCTTGGATCTATCTACGCCAATAATAAACTTCTTATAGTATGACGGGTCAGCATATCTATTCTTCAACTGTTTGATGAGCATTTGATTCAACTCTTGTAACTCATCTGTAGATATCAATGCAAACATCAGGTCTGCCGTAGCTGGGAGACCAAATGACTCTGAGGTATCCTCTAGACCAATGTCTGTCGATACAAACCCTGTTCTGGTTGTCTGAGTAGCGGACATAATGGGTAGGTTATATTCTACTGCCATACCTCTCATCTCTTCTGCAATGGCCTTGATGTATGTGTAAGAGTTTACTATGGCACCGTGTCTGAAACGACTTGAAGCACAGATGTTTAGATAATCAATGAAGATAATATCTGGCTTGAAGTCCTTCTTTAGTGCCAACTCACTCAATAGACTCCTGAAGTGGCCACAATGGGCGGAGGCGGTTGGATATTCTTTGACTATCAACTGGCCTTTTGTTTTCTTTTGTATGCGTTCAAACTTACTCTCGTACATATGATGTGGTAGGTCGTGCAAATCATCCATTGTAACATTCATTAAGTTGGCATCTATTCTCTCTGCAATACGGTTCTCTGACATCTCTAAGGTGATGTAGAGTACATTCTTACCTTGCATCAAACAACTAGCCGCCACATGGACCATAAACAAGGACTTACCTACACCTGTACCTGCAAGTGCTATGTTCAATGTCTTGTTTGGTAGACCGCCTTTGGTTATCTTATTGAAGAAATCCAAATCAAAAGGAATCTTTTCTTCCTTTTCATGGTAGAATTCATATCGGTCTTCTGACTGCTCGATGTAATCGTGACCTACATGGGAATCAAACGACACCGCCAAAGCATCACCCAATAACTTAGGCAACACCTCAGGTGTGAGGTTCTTATCTTTACCGTCTATGATATGGATGCCATTGAGTATGGCATTGTAGATGGCCTTGTCTTTACACCACTTCTCCGTGGCATCAAGAAGATACTGCTCATCTATTTTTGTCAACTCATCATCTAAGTCTTCTAGATACTCATTGACCTTTTTGAATTCTTCTTCAGTGACCGTCTTCTTCTGTAACTCTAGACCTAAGGCTTCAAGAGTTGGCACTGACTTGTACTTATCGGCATATTCCGTGACAACAGAGAATATTGTCTTCTCTATATGATCCTGAAAATACTCTTCCTTGATGAATGGTAATACTTTTCTAAAATATTCCTCATTCAGAATCAAGTTGTGGAGTATAGTTCTCTCCACTCTCGGTATTAAATTTGATTGTGTCATTGTCTAAGCCTTCTTCTATAATTTGCATTAAGATATCACCTACCATACCACCAAACTCAGCAGATTCTATCTCCGTATCCCTTGGATTATACACTATGTTCCACTTGAATGTCAAGGGAATTCTTTCAACTTCATCCAAGTTCATATGTTCACCAGTCTCATCATAGATGGGAAAGTTTACATCTTCATATGTCCATACAACCTCTTGATACTTGCCGTCACCGATACGATAGGCTTGTTCTTCGGTCTTGTGATGGTACACATGGTTCCAATTTGGGTTACTCATAATGGCAATAACTGTGTATAAAGTATTTCTTGCCACCAGTTGGCTTCAAGCCAGCGTGTGGATATGTCCACATAGGTGGAAACATTACCAGTCTTCCTCTCTTAGGTTGTATTGTGTATGGCATATGTGTGCCTGGTTTATTCAGTCCAACAAACTCAGTCTCACCACCCTCTACATCATTCAGATAGATAAAGAATGCCAAGAATCGTCTTGCGGTATCATAGTCCCTTACATCAACGTGATAATCAAAACGGTCATAGTCGTTGTCTAGATATCGTTTCATACGAATAGATTCATAACCATATTTCTCAGGCCATTGTTTAGTTGTTATGCCACAGTCTATCTTGTATTGTAGTATGTGGTCCTGAAACAACTCTAGAAAACCAGCTTGTACATCCTTCCAGGCATCTTTGTTCTTGAACATATCTACCTGCTCAAATGATATGGCTTGGTCACCCTCTTCAACGTGTACAGTTTCATAGTACTCGTGCGAGTCTTCAAACTTATCTATCAGGGCCTTGCACGACACCTCATCTATTGCATCATCATAAATTTTGATGTACTTATCCATAAGAGAACTCGGTCTTAGCGGCGGCATCTAACTTGGCCATAACTTCTTCTGTAAAATACTTCTCTGGCTCAGCGAGTATCTGTTTGCCAAATACTTTGGCACCATCTGGCAATTCATATCTTGTGGAAACTTTGGAGAAAATACCATGTTTTTCTCCAAGTTCCAATAACCCATAGTATCTATCTAGACCCTTAGTGTAAGATAACCGTACATCTACCATCTGATTTTCTTTTGTTAGTCGTGACTTGTATGTTTTACAATGTACTATGTTGCCAACGATATCTGTTCCATCTTTATCTTTCTTCTTGGAAAGGTAGATGATAGTTGATGCTGCATACTTGAGTCCGCTACCACCACCCATTTCTTTCTGTGGGAACATTGACCCAATAACATCATAGGTGTGGTTCGTAATCAATAACGGCACACCTAACTTGCCCAATTTCAAGGTCAATACTCTAAAGGTTGCCTTGACTATCTGTGACCTAGTCATGTCTCTTGTTTCTTTACCTGCCTCGGTGTCTTCTATCTCTTTAGTAGTTGATAACATACCCAGACTATCAAGACATAACAACAAAGGTGGTCTAGCTGACTCTGCTTCATATGCTTCAAGCACCTGTAGTGCCTGATAACGGAACTCCTGTACGGTAGTAATTGGTAGTATAAGCATTCGAGATGAATCAATACCACGACTCTCAATCATATCTTTTGTTATGGCACTTTCACTTTCAAAGAATACTACATTGCCTTCTGCGTGTTCTTCCAAGAAAGCTTGGCAGACCCCTAGGACGAAGAAGGTTT